GCATATTATGTTATTCCAAATTAGCATAAGGGGAATGCTCGTAAGACAGTTGTGCTTATGGCTAGTACAGAACTACTTAAACAGGCCGCTGAAAGGCAGTCTGAAGTGGATGACGCTGTAGCCGCTTATTTAGCTAAGGGTGGCGAGATACAGTCCTGCCCTGAGAAAAATCACATCAAAGCCAACCTTGATTACTACAAGCACAGGGCAAAGGTTGCCCGCAGTTATCGAAAAGAAAAAGGGATTAAAGAGCCTAGAACGGCTGGAAAGCCCCATTTGATCCCACAAATCAATTACCACGCAGAGCGTTGATATGGCTGACTTAGACGAGAAGGCCGCCGCCCATAAAGCTAAGCGTGAGGCGCGGAAAGCCAAGACTAAGGCTGGTCTAACTCATAACGACCTGAAAGCCCTACCGGTTATGTCCCGTCGTAAGCAGACAGAACGCTTGCATGAGCTAAAGGCTCAATTCCTGAGTCATAAGAAGCTGGGGCCGTTAATCGAAAAACTCTTTGATATTGCCATGGATGATGACCACGACGGTCAAATGCAGGCAATGAAAACAATTACGGACAAGATACTCCCGACCCAATCATTCTCCGCAGAGTCGAAGAAGTCTTCCGCTGTACAAATCAATATCAGCGGGCTTCAAGTATCGGCAGTAGAGGAAAAGCCCGTCAACGACGATCCGGTGAGCATACAGTGAGAACCTGTAAGACTTGCAGTGTCGAGAAGCCCCTGGATGATTTCCCTACTTGGAAGGTCAAGGCTACTGGGGCAAACGGCTGGCGCGGTGAGTGCAAATCCTGCGTTGCTGTCAAGCAATCTGACTACTACTCCAAGAACGCGGCCCATATAAGGGAAACGTCTAAGGATAGATATAACCGTTATAAGGCTGATGGCAAGATTCAGGCTTATCACAAGAACCGCCACCTAGTTAAAACCTACGGAATTACTGTAGGCGAGTGGGATGACCTATTTGACTCTCAGGGTCGGGCCTGTGCAATTTGCAAGGATGCCGACATAAAGGGCCACTGGTGTACCGACCACGACCACAATACTGGGAAAGTGCGAGGAATCCTTTGCCAAGGCTGTAACACGCTCATTGGCATGGCTAAAGACCACCCCCAAGTCCTTCTGGATGCCAAGGCTTACTTGGAAGAAGAGGGCCATTACGGGGAGTATCAGCCATCGCTTCTTTAGATTTATCTCTGCTTCCGTGGCAGGAAACGGTTATGAAGAGCGATGCCCGCTTCAAAGTCGTTGCGGCTGGGCGGCGAACAGGAAAGTCTTATCTGGCGGCAATATCCCTGATATTGAAGGCGCTGGACGGTGAGGAAGGCAAGGTTTTTTACGTTGCCCCGACCCAAGGTCAGGCCCGTGACATCATGTGGCACACCATTTTTGACATAGCTGGTGAGATTATTGAGCGTAGCCATGTCAACAACCTAGAAATCACCTTAGCTGGTGGTAACACTATCTTCCTAAAAGGTGCTGATAGACCCGATACGCTTCGTGGTGTCTCTCTTAAATACTTGGTTTTAGATGAGTACGCATTCTGCAAGCCAGATGTGTTCGATAACATCCTAAGACCCGCCTTAGCTGACAAGCAGGGTGACCTTTTAGCCATTGGAACACCTGAAGGCCGTAATCACTTCTACGACATGTACGTGGGTGCAGGCACATGGGACGGCTGGGAAGCCTTCCACTACACCTCATTTGATAACCCACTAGTTCCTAAGTCAGAGATTGAACATGCAAGGCAGACTTTGCCGTCTTATGCCTTCCATCAAGAGTTCATGGCTAGCTTTGATGCCAGAACTGGATCGCTCTTTGACCCTGATAACTTCATTTACCACGAAAAAGCCAATGAACCTGGGGATCACTATATCTCTATTGACTTGGCTGGCTTTAAACAACAGGGGCAGAGGAAGGCTAAGAAGCGTGATAACTCCGCTATTGCCATTACTAAGGTCGCCCCTTCAGGTAAGTGGTATGTAGAAGACATTATCTACGGTCAATGGTCACTGGATGAAACGTGCCAAAAGATATTCGACGCAGTAGAAAAGTACAGACCCATAAAGGTAGGCATGGAAAGGGGGATCGCTCAACAAGCAGTGATGTCCCCCATGTCAGACCTGATGAGAAGGCGTGGACGATTGTTCCGCGTGGAACTCCTTACCCACGGCAACCAGAAGAAGGAAGACAGGATTGCGTGGGCGCTAGCGGGACGCTTTGAAAACGGCTTGATCTCTTTGAAGAAAGGGGATTGGAATGAGCGGTTTGTTGATGAGGCGTCAAATTTCCCCTCCACACTTGTCCATGATGACCTGATTGATGCTTTGGCGTATTGCGACCAGATCGCACAGATCGCTTACCTGGATGGCATTGAGCTAGATGATGAGTGGGAACCCTTAGAGGACGCCGTAGGATTCTGACATGGCTGATTTAGAGCATTTAGGTGTAGATCACGGGCTGTGTGAGTGGCTTGAGACGTTGACTTTAGAGTGGAGAGACCACTATGAAGGGAACTACGAGGACAAGCACGACGAATACTATCGCCTTTGGCGCGGCATTTGGGCGGAGAACGACAAGACCCGTCAATCTGAGCGTAGCCGAATCATTGCCCCGGCACTACAGCAGGCTGTTGAGAGTGCTGTTGCTGAAATTGAGACTGCTTCCTTTAGTCAAGCGTTCATGTTTGACATTGAAGACGGTCAAAAGACTCCACCCCCACCCCCGCAGGGCCAACAGCCTACAAGTGGACCCCAGATGCCTATGCCGGGGGCGGGTGGTGGACCACCAATGCCACAAAACCAGCCAACACAAGCCGAAAGCATTGCTGTACGCGATCAACTGCACAAAGACTTAGAGCGAGCTAACTACAGAGCGGGTATTGGTGAGGTTTTAATCAATGCCGCTGTCTACGGTACGGGCATTGCTGAGCTAGTCATTGAAGATTCCAAGGAATATGTGCCTTCTACCATGCCATTAGACGGTATGCCGCAGGAGGCCAACCTTGTTGAGTACGGCACTGAGACTAAACAGCGCCCAATTGTTAAGTTAAACCCTGTTCAGCCTAAAAACTTCCTGATTGACCCTAATGCCACCTGTGTAAGCAGTGCTATGGGCGTTTGTATTGAGGAGTTTGTCTCTGTTCACACGATTGAACAGCTACAAGAGCAGGGTGTTTACAGGGATGAGGACATTGGCACTGATGCTAGTGACCCATCCATTGATGCTGATGATGAATTGGTGTCTCAGCCTGTCAGGAAAGTAAGGGTTAAGCGTTATTACGGGTTAGTACCTACTGACCTGCTCAAAGATGAGGGCGTTGACTCTGATTTGCTGGAAGACGGCAAGTACACAGAGGCCGTTGTAGTGATTGGTAACGGGAAAATCCTTAAGGCACAGTCCAATCCCTACATGTGCAAGGATCGGCCCATAGCGGCCTTCCCCTGGGACGTAGTGCCTAGTCGTTTCTGGGGTCGTGGTGTGTGCGAAAAGGGCTATATGAGCCAAAAGGCGTTAGACGCCGAAATGCGCGCCCGTATTGACGCGCTTGCACTGACTACACACCCCATGATGGCGGTAGATGCAACACGAATCCCCAGAGGGGACAAATTTGAGGTCCGTCCCGGCAAGATGATCCTGACTAACGGCGCTCCACAGGAGTCAATCATGCCGTTTAAGTTTGGTCAGGTAGATCAGATCAGTTTCAACCAAGCTCAGAACCTACAGATGATGGTTCAGCAAGCTACAGGCTCGCAGGACGCCGCTGAGATGGCTAAAGGGCCGTCATCAGACACAACTGCCGCTGGTATCAGCATGAGCATGGGCGCTGTTATGAAGCGTCAGCGCCGTACTCTGGTCAACTTTCAAGAATCCTTCTTTAAGCCCCTGATCAAGAAGACTGCTTGGCGCTATATGCAGTTTGATCCGGAGAAGTACCCATCAAAGGACTATCACTTCTCTGTTGTCAGCTCATTGGGCGTTATTGCGCGTGAGTATGAGGTAAGTCAGCTTGCTCAAATTTTGCAAGTTATCCCGCCCAACACTCCAGCACATGGCGCAATGATTAAAGCGATCATTGAGCATATGAACGTGACCTCAAAAGAGAAATT